ACATACTTGTCTTTGACAAACAGGTCATTGGGACTGACTTTGGCACTCACAGGCATCAGCAAGTCCAAGTAGTCAATCATCATAAAGTCTACCCGCTTGCCGGTCTTGATCTGATACTCTTTCAAGAACGCACGAATGTCATTGATGTTGCTCTGTGCCGGCAATGCTTTGACCTGATAACTGCCCGACTTCTTGCCCACCATCTTGACTTTGAGTGCCGCAGTTTCTTTGTCCTTGCGGATATCCTTGGTCGACATATTGGTCAACATTGCTGACGTTCTCAGGCCTGTGAGTTCTTCGCTCAGTTCCAGTGTAATGTACACACCGTTGAGTCCCAATTGCACCCAGTTTAGCGCAATGTTCATCATGACCAAGCTTTTACCTGAACCCGAGCCGCCTGCAAAGATGTTGAGTTCACCGCGACTGAATCCACCATACAACAGTTTGTCCAACTGTGGCCATCCTGTGCTAACTTGCCCGCCGTTGTCAAAATACTTGGCAAACATGCCTTCAGGATCATGCCAAAAGTCTGTGCCCAAGTCCTTGGTCAAACTGATCTGTACTGCATCTTTGATCAGTTTCTCTACAGGTTCAAACTCGCCCTTTTCCAACAAGTCTGCACTTTTGAGAATAGCACGTTCCAGTTCTTGACGCTTGGTAAAGCTTTCGAACTCCTGCATGAACCAGTCATAGTGCCCTTCGTTCAAGTCCGGCACGGCATTGAGTTTGATGCCAGTGGCCGCCGAAATCTGTGCTCGGTCCGGAAGTGTGCTGAACTTGTCCGAGTGCTCTTTGATAAACTCAGCCACAGGTCGCAGACTGCGATCAAAGTTTTGCGGATTGTAGATGTTTTGAACACGCACATAGCTCTGTGCGTCCTCCAATATCATTTCCAAAAACAATCGCTGAACGTCAATGCTGTAGTTTTCTAACAAGATTCTTCTTCCTTAGTTCTATTTTGATTCTACTGGTTTCTCTGGCTTCAAGTATAGTTAGCAAGGCTCCTAACTTCCCATATTTTACTACAGCATCGTTGACATCCTTGACGTCTGCGGGCCACTCTGGAATGCTCACGCTCCAGTTTAGTTCCACTGCTCGGTCAATGAGTTCAAGTCCTGCAGTGTCTTGGTCAGGCACGACGATGATTTCTTTTCCAAGGCTTCTGATCACACGAGCCTGTGCATCACTCACAGTGTTGTGCATAACAGCGAGACCTGAAATTGAAAGTGCATCAAATATACCTTCGACAACAACAGCATATTGCCAGCTATCATGTTGGAGGTCTGTTCCAAACACGTATCCTGGTTGGCTGTCTGAGATGTATTTGGGGCTTTTTCCATCTGTAAATCTACAAGTGTATCCTACAATTTTGTCATGGTGTGTAAACGGTATCACAACGTGTGGTCTTAGCCAATGAACTCCATCATTTTGAATCTGTATCATGTAAGGATAGTCCATGGGTACTCTACGACTTTTTAGATAGTCCCAATAGTTTCCTTCAGGATACGCACTCAGCAGTTCAGCGAACGGAGGCAAGTCACGTTCTTCAAACTTGATATCTGCCAGTGCATCGTAGGTACGCTGGCGATCTTCGATCAAGCCGTGTATGCTACGATGCCGCATGCTCTCTATGTTCAGCATGTCAATTTCTGCTTCGGGCACTGTGAGCAGTGTCAAGAACTTGCGAGCTTTGAAACTCAGCGGTCGGCCAAGAATGAAACTGGCAGTGAAACTGCAATTGAAGCAGTGATAGCTCCAACCTTGTTCGTTGCTTTTGAGCCCGCCACGTTGTCGTCGGTCACCACAGCAAACGCCGTTGAAACTGATCCAACCGCTCGGTGTCTGTTTGCGTTTGCCTGGCAAGTAACTTTGGATATCAAACATCTGTTGTATTATAACAGATTTATCGCAGAGAAATCAACGATATTTGATATTTAGGACGTATCCTTTGGTGAACAATACTGTGGCTCTCTGTGTGCCTTGGTATTGCAGCGGCAGATATCCCGAACCACCCGAAGTGATTACCACTGCCCCTGCACCGCCCGAACTGGTCAACCCGGTACATACTGCGGTAGCGCCTGCGCCATCACCGAGAATTTGAACCTTGGGCGGTGCTAGATAGTTTTGTCCAGGATTGGTAACGGTGACGCCAGTGACCACACCTTCGGGAGTGACTTGAACTTGGCCTTGTGCTCCAAATCCTTGACTGGTGTTCAAGGCCATGCGCAACAGGGGATAGTACCCGGTGATATTCCAATGCACAGTTTTTGTTTCGGCAAAGTACTCAAATGATTCAGTTACGTCATACCAAATGCTTTGATAGTTTTCGGCAGCTTGGAATTTGATTGTGCCAGTAAAGCAGTCAAGGTCAGCCTGCACAGTGGTCAGCACCTGACCGTTGGTGGGCATTTCACTGCTGTAGAATTCTGTTAACTGTGTGGTGTTTTGTGGCTGTGGGTACAGTGCCCAGTCTGGCCAGTTTGTGGGACCGGGCTGTAGCTGTTGTGCTTTGCCGTAGATGTCAGGAATTGTGAGCACACTGCTGGGTATGAACTGTGGCAATACACTGTCCACAATGTTGCAGTCGGCTCTGGCTCCTGCTTGAGCATTGGTAAACACAGCCTGCACATAATCTCCCTGTGTTCGTTGTATGCTGTAGCTGCCAGGCTGAGCAATGAGATCAATGGTGTCCATATTGTCTAGCACAACTTTGGCTCGCCCCAAGGTGGCACTGAGAACGACCATGGGCTTTTCCACCAGGATCTGATCTCCAGTTTGATTCAACAGGCGGAAAACAAATTCGCTGCCTGTAATGTTGACAGGTTTTTCTTCTTGATTGATGAACTCAAACAGTAGAACGTTATCAACGCCTTTGTTTACAGTTAATGGTTTTGCGTACACTGGATCCCACCTATAAATGAAATGGCCACCGCTGGTGTCAACTAACAAAACTTTGGTTATCTGTTGGTATAAGTAAACGGTGGTTGAATACATAAGAGCCTCGAATAATATTTATGGGTAAAGATATCTTTCAGAAACTAGCTGCTAACTATCCGTTTATCACGTTGTGCGTGTACGCCAATGAAGAATACGTAGGTATAATACAAAACAGGGACGACACAGTCACAACAATCTATGATTTTGGCGCTGTACAAAATCAAGAAGACAAAGTGCGTTTCTTGGAACTGGCCAATGTCTGGTGGTGGGAAAGCAATCACAGCATACCCATAAACATATTCCTACGCGGGGAATGGGATAGATTCCGCGTTGTACTGCGCACTTTCAGCAACAAAGATTTAGAAATCCTACACGGTCCGGTGTGCAGCCTAACTGACATCAGTCGCAAAAAGTCAAAACGCAAATCAATTACACTGGTTCGACGTCTTGATTGAGCAAGTTCATGTGTAGTTTGACCAGCATTGCATAAGAAATCGCATGGCTCTTCTTGAACACAAAGCCTCGACTGGCATCACCATCCCATACACTAGCAAACACTTCTGCCCAGGGCCTGCGCTGTAAGTGTGCCTTGCCCGGACGAATGATACTAATAAATGCAGCCATCCTGGGTATCGAATCGGGTCGCATTTCACGCAGTAAATCCACATAGTTTCCCACGTGTACCAATTGAGAGGCCCAGGGTGCATCAGTCCACAGTCTTGACCATGGAGGTTCTTGTCCCAACATCTGTTCATAGTGCTCAGGATCCTGGATCAACTGATACTCACTCATGTTGAGCAAATCAATCTTGAAGTAGCCACGACTTTCTGCTGACTCGTAGTCTATGGCTGCACAACCGTTTACAATGTCCCGGGGTATGTCAGTGACGTAGATACCAGAGTTGTGGCGTCGCGGCCGGCCGTCCACTGTTTGTCGTGCAGGAACATGCTGTATCAATTCCAACAGACGAGATCTGTCAGGCATGTCAATGTCGATATCTGCGCTCATTACCAACCTGCCTTGGCCAATATGTCTTTGACATACTCTTGATCTGCTCTGTAGTCAGCAAACTTTTTCTGCCATACATCCGAATCAATGTAGGGCCAAATCATGGCCAACTGTTCCGAGTTCAGTTCTGACAAAAACTTTTGTCCAGATTCTGAGTTGTAAATCACCCAAGGACTGATACGCCCTGTGCTCACGGCGTGACACATGCCATTGTGATTGCCGTAGCGCAAACAGTCATGTGGGTTGGCTTCATGTTTCTCGCCCCAGTCAATGCCAAACTCAATGGCTCGAGCCAAGGCATCGTTCACATTCTCCACACGCAAGTAGTCTAACAAATATTCTGTGTACAGTTGATCCGATGCCCAGCGATCAATCTTTTTGTTGTTCTTCAACAACCATTCCAAGAACTGCTTGGGGTTTATTGTGCGAGTGTTTACACAGTAGCGTCCAAACTTTGTGAATGCCCGATAGTAAGGACTGTCACAAAAGTCGTCATAGGTCTTGAACTTGGCCGATCCTTGACTCATTTCATAGAAGCGTACATAGGCCTGGAATCCCAGTTCCACACCACGTTCAGTGCGTTCTTGTCTGCGACGCTTTTGCTCACAGACATGCACTGCCAAACTGTTTTCTCTGGCAAAGTCTTTGCGACAGTATTGGCAAGTGAACTTAGTCTTTGTCTCCATGCTGTTTGAGCAGTGCGTTGATTTCTTTTTGGTCTGTGATTTGAGCAAGCAGGTCAATTTCGTCGTCTTTGTAGTGTGGGTAGAGTTGTGCCAGTTGCTTGCGTTTGGCACTTGCGCCTGCTTCTTTTTTCTTGGGTGCAATCCAGTTGTGTCGCATTGAACCCATGTCTGGACTCACTGTGGTGGCCAACAACCATTGCAGTTTAGGATGCCGACCCAGATCAAAGAAATGTTTGTTGAGTCTTTCATTGGTGGCAATCACATAGAACTCTTGCAGTTCTCTCGAACCTTCCACAGCCGAGCCCCAACGGATCATCAAGAATGTCGAAAACTTTTTCTTTTCTTCTGGGGTCAAGTCGTCATAGAACGATCTGACCTTGCGGTCAAACATCTTCATCTCGTTGGCAATGTTTAGTCGGTCACTCATGCGATTTCTTTAGATTATACATTACAAACAGTTGATCCAGCAACTCGCGCATGGCCGGATCTGACTCGCACATGGTCAGCACTTGGTTTATTTCACTGGAATATTCGCGCATTGTTTGACTTTTGTTGTCTGTCCAACCCACTAACTCTCGTTTGGTTTTGCCCATTTCTCGAGCATAGATACGATTGTCCACACGCTCATAGATCCAAGTGGGCATCAATGGTTCCGCTTGCCGTCAAACACACAGTTGAAAATCAGATTAGAATCACCGTCATTGATTACACGATGGAAAGCACCATCGGGAATCAATATAATAGACCCGGGATTGACTCTGAATTTTTGTTCATCTACAATCATCATGCCTGTGCCTTGAACAAAGAAATAAACTTCTTCTTGCCCAGAATGATTGTGTCCACGTGTGCTTTGGCCACGATATAGTTTGGTGCTGCTCAACACCAGATTATTAAGAGTTTTGTTGTCTTTTAACAAATACACTTCGTTGTCTTTGACAATTTCGCCACCAATGTCAGTGGAATCATATTTGATTTGTTTCATATTACCACGCTTTGTTGTAGTCAATTATTTCACAGTTGCGGCTGATGTCCTTGACAAAGTAAACACAGTCGGGGTCATCACCTTCTGTAATAGGCACAGATAACAGTTGCCCGTTTTTGAGTTTGGGTGCGTACCAGCTGACTTCATGATACACATCCAAGATTTCAATGTCCAAGAAACTGGGACGAAAGCTGGTCAAGGGATTGAATTGAAATACCTTGAAACCACGATCATTGATTGACGTCAAGGGCAACACTTCGAGGTCACCCACATCGGGTTCGCCTATCAACACTTGCCAGTCCATGGGCATTTTGATTGTGCGATCACCTATACGCAACACCAGTGCAGGAGCATTGAAGCTCTCCAAGAAGATCAAGGGAATGAAATGATAGTCGGGGTCTGCTGGATTGGAGTTGTCCAAGATAGCAAAACGCATGTCATCAACTTCTTCCGGTAGATGATCTAGGTCATAAGTGGTATTGTCTAATGTAAGGATTTGCATTGTTAGTATTGTATAGAGTTTGACCGGAGAAGTCAATTCCATTCAAGCTTTTCTTGAGTGAATGGGTAATTTGCTTCTCGATAGTAGGCTTTGCGTTTGGTCAGGTGGCGTTTGGAAAACTTGCAAGTGCTGGTTACGTCCCAAATTTGGACATGGTCTTTGTCTTCCGCTTTGCGGATACCGCGGCCGATACTTTGTATAACCCTAACAAAACTCTTTCCAGGTTCGACCAAAACCAAGTTAAAGATCCTAGGTATATTAATGCCCACAGCAGCCACACCGTATGTGGCCACAATAATTTTGTCGTCAACATCGGCAACTTCATCATAATGATCCTGTCTTTCTGCGCCTTTGGTTGCGCCTGATACAAACACAGCACGTTCACCCAACAAACTGACCAAGAACTTGCCTGCAGCCACACGATCTACCAAGACCAAGGTATTGCCAGTTTCATTTACCTGCTTTACAAGATTGGCAATAGCAGTGACCCTGTCTTCATTCTCCAGCAAATACTTGAGCTCACTTTGATAGTTCGAGTGTTCCACATGGTCCACCATCTGTACAACGTTGACATGGCACTGAGCAAGAACGCCTTGTTGTTGCAATTCGTTGGCACTGAGCTTGCCAATCACAGGCCCAAGGCTGACCAGCAAGCTTTGGCTTTCAAACTTTTCTTTGGGTATGGTTCCAGTCAAACCCCACCGCAATGGCACTCTAGACATGACCCCGGTCAGCAGGGTTTTCAGCGCATCGGCCTTGGCCATGTGTACTTCGTCCACAATAACTGCCACAACGTCTTCGATGAAATCTTGGATTGTGGTATCACCTACTCCGTTCTTTGTGTTCTTTAAGAGCACGTTTAGACTTTGCCAGGTACAAATGGTGTGTGTCCGGCCTGTTTCTTTGCGGTCACCAAAGTAAACACCCACGTCCAGGCCAACGTTGCGATAGTCCTTTTCAGTCTGTGTCACAAGACTCTTGTTGGGCACAATAACAATGGTGCGACCATAAGCCTGAGCGTGCCAACTCAGGGCCGCTGTCATAATGGTCTTGCCTGCGCCTGTGGCCACTTCTTGTATGCATTGTGGATTTTTCAAGTAGTTGTTGACAATCTCAACTTGATAGTCTCGCATCATGATGGGCTGGCCTTCAATGGGGTGCCCTTTGGGCCATGTTTTGTCAGCAAAAGTATCTTCGGCGCACAGTGGAAAGTCAAAGGTGATTGAGTAGTCGCGTTGATCGTCTAAC